AGAAGAAATGGACACAGCCGATTCATAACTGGGGCTTGATTATGAATCAATTTATGCTTATTTTTGAAAACAGAATCCAGATATAAGAACAAACTTACAACTGAATCCTGTTTCCATTTACACAAAATTCTGGACAGTGTCTACCTGAGGTTTGAAAGACTCTTGAATAGATTTCAACTCGTTATATATTCGATCTCTCATACCTTCTGACTTACAAGCAAAAGTAAACCAATCTACCAATATGGTTTCAGAATCATTATTTGTTTTACGAACAACTATATTACCCGGTCCTGCAAACCAAGCGTTATAATTATATCCTGTTCCCTTTTTCACTTCTACCTTTCTTAAATTAATTTCAATAGAATAGCAGCTAGTATATGATTGATTTCCTAAAGAATATTGAAAAGTTAAAATGCCATTTTCAATATGCATGTTTCGTACTTCATAAGGGACTCTAGTCATTAGTTGTTTCCCATTATAATATTCAGGTAACTCTATTGACGATTTAAATTCATTTATAATATGTTCTAGGCTTTGTTGAGCATTGATGTTTACAGGAATAAACATCAACATCACAATAATAAATAAGAAACATAGTCTATTCATGATATTCTCTTTCCTTTGCGATTTTTATAAATTCAAACTACGTGCAAAAGTACAAAAAATCCGTGATACGGCATTCCATTATCACGGACTTTATTTTGATTTACAATCTAATACCTTTATCCTGTTTTCTCGTAGGCACTCCCAATGCTTTCATAAACTCGTCTTTCTTTCGCCTGAACCAACTAACATGTGAAACACCGTCTATCTTGAAATTGAAGTTTCCATCTTTATCTTCTTTAAGTGAACATATCGTTTTGTCTGCCCTGAAATGTTGGTTAAACTCTCGCGAATACAGTTCGCCTTTAATGGAAACATCCTTGAATGTGCATAGTTTCCTAATGACGGCATCTCCAAAGTTCAGCGTATCACGCAAGAACTTAATTATCGGCATCAGCTTTTCCACATAGGGGAAGTAGCGTTTGACAAAATCCGTAAACTCCGACAGCTTGCGGTGCTGTTGCTCGTAAGCGTTTCTTATCTCCTGTATCTGTTCGGCCTGTTGCCGTTCCCGTTGTCGGGCTTCGTATTCAAGCTCAAGGATACGGTCTTGCAAGTCCTCGTTCCTGCGTTCCAATGATTTCATCTTACCGCTGCCGAAAAGAGAACCCACACTGCTTGCAAGGGCGGTTGCCGTATCGGTGGCTGCGCTTTTGAGCTTGTCGGTGCGGATTTCCGCTTTTACCTGTTTCAGTTCCTCCTGCGCCTCGGCTTTCTTCTCCTGTAACAGTCTGGTTTCGGTTTCAAGGGTTTCATTTTTCTTTTTCAAGTCCCGATAATACTGCATGGTGGTAGTGTGCCGTGCTTCCGAGCCCCGTACCCCACGTTGCAATCCGTATTTCGCCATTACCCTTGCGTAATTGTCGTGGTAGGCAATCAGGGTCTGGCGGTTGAACAGGTCATCGGCACACAAACGGACGGAATTTGTTTTCTTGCGGTACTTGCGCTTACCGTCCGTCTGCTCTTTCTTGGCTTTGCGCCTTTCACCCGTCACGATGGGAACAACGGTTGCGTGGATGTGCGGAGTCTTCTCGTCCATGTGCAGATGTGCGGCAACCACATTGTCTTTGCCGAATGTGGCTTGCAGCCATTGGATACTGTCGTTGCACCATTCGTCGAGCTTTCCTTTTTCCTGTATGTTCATCATGTCCTCGTGCGTACCCGACAAAACCACCCGAACGACACGGACTTGGTCGTGTGTGATTTTCCGTCTGATGCCTGCCGTGTTCAGTCTGTGGGCAATCGCTTCATCCCTGCCGTGAACGCCATCGGGGTATTCGACAAGCTTCCTGTTCAGGTGTGTCCTTGTCGAGTCTGCATTTTTAGGTATTATCTTTCTCTCTATATGGTCGGACTGCGTGGTGTCCGATGTACCCTTTGCTTTCTTAATGTCCAATGAAAAATATCCCATATCATTACTGTTTTTGCGGTTATCGTTATGTTTCTTCTCTCTGCCTGCGGCATAGGCTCGCAGGGTTTATTATGCAAATGAACCCTTGCTGCACTCGGCATAATCCAAACGGGTTTGGCTTCTGCTCTCGTTTGCACAGGGTATCCAAAGGGATTCCCCTTTGGCTCGATAGGGTGTTTTTAGCGTTACGGAGTAATGCGTGAAGAAAACGCCCTATTGAGCTATGGTATTTCTGTCTAAATACCTTGGGAGAGCGGACGTGCATATTACAGATGAAATCCTCCTTTCTTTTTCTGTGGCTGCATCATCCGCCTTGCGGATTGGACTTGCTTCTTCTCCTTTATCGGCTCTGTCGATTGGGACAAAGGCTTACCGCACAGGTAGTCGTTCAAGTCCTTATACTCACGATAGTACATTGACTTGTCAAGCAGCCGTTCCCCGAACTTCTCTTTCAGCTTCTTGCAGGTGTTCCGTCCAGCCGTGTCGTTGTCAAGGAAACAGCCGACTTGGGTGTAGGTCTCCAATATGCTTTCCGCTTTTGCAAGATTGGAAACGGAGTTCAATATGATATAGTCCTGTGTGTCCAATCGCGGGTGTTGCGGATTGTTTTCTACTCGGATGGTAAGGAATGAAAGGTAATCCATGAACCCCTCAAACAGGTAACACATACATCGTTGTCCGCCCTGCTGTCGGATATGGGTGATGTCTTTCGGGGCGACACATCCCTTGAAGTATCTGTTGCGCACTTCATATCCCCCTGCCATGTTCGGAAAGCCGATGGCAAAATAGGGTTTGTTGGCATTCATAAACCGAAGCTCCCTGCATTCCCTTTTGGCAAGTCCGATGTTTATCCCCCTTTCTTGCAGATAGACGATAAGTGCAGGGGAGGACAATTCTCCAACCTTTAATCCCTGATAAGTACGATTGTCGGAATGCTGTCTGCCAAAAGAGAACGATGCAGGGCGGATATAGGGTGTCCGCTCCTCTATGCGTCTCAACAGATAGGCTACATCTTCCGAACGGTAGAGTTCCGCTGCCAATGCAATGATATTACCGCCTTTGCCGATGCCGAAGTCATACCATTTCTCAAGCTCGGTGTGTACCTTGAACGATGCGTCCGTTTCTTCCCGTAACGGTGATTTGTACCACAGGTTCCTGCCTTGTTGCTTTACAGGCGTATAGCCCAGACTTTGCAGATAGTCTGCCAGTTTGATTTGCTTTACATCTTGGATTGTCATATTACATACGGTTTTGAAGTTGATGAAAATTTGTTGATTTGATGAATTGTCAATGTAATATGTTTATATACAGCCTTATAACCTCTCAACATCTTCTCAACAAACCGCTCACCAAAAGAGAAATCCACAAACGGGTGTCGGTGGTCTCTCAACTTCTCTTTTGGCTTGTTGAGATTTTGTTGAGAATGTATATCGTTTATTGTCAGTGTATTTATACCCATATTCAACAATTCAACAGAAAAATGATAGTGTTACAAGGATTCAAGTTGCTCCCTTGTGACAGTGTAGAAGCGTCCCACTCTCCTTATCGGCTCATACCGACACTCCCGATTGCAGTTGAACTGGTAGGTGGTATAAGTCAGTCCGTTTGGCGCAGGGGTCAGTTTCCAACATTCCTGCAACACTTTTCGGACTTGGTGTTTCTCCACCTTTACCTGTGAGTGTACCAGCAAAAGAAGAATGTCGCTGTAACAGAAAGAGAATGTATCCGTGCCGACACTGTCCATGATGTCAAGGACAAGTTCGTGCATTTCTATCTCCAACCGGTTGCGGTTGCTGCGGATAATCTTCTGCAAGGCTTCTGTATGCAGTAATGTGGGGTTGAACCACATCCGGCTTTCCTTTTCGGTGGACAGTTTTCTGTGTTGCAGGAAATGGAGAAAGGCGGGTATCTCCGCTTTCAGTTTTTGCAGGAAGTCGGTATCATCGGACTGCAGGCGGTTTATCTTGCGCACCCAATAGCGTGTTTCCCCTGCGTCTATGATTACGGGCAGATGCTCGTTGTTGGAACACAGCACGAATTTGGCGAAGAACGCAATCTCGTCACGGTCTTTGCCTTTGGCTTCCACCTTATAGGAAAGTGTGGTGCTGAGGTTCTTCAACCGCTCGCTATCCTCCCTGCGGTTGAGCAGCACCTCATCCACCACGATAAGCAACTTGCCAGCCCAGTCGGAATTGAACTGGCTGCGGAAATCCTCGTTGGTGTTGAAAGTCACATTGTTCTGAAAAAGGGCTTTCAGAAAGTTCAGGAAGGTGCTTTTGCCCGTGTTGCGTTCTTCCGACACCAACAGCAGGATAGGCAACTTCTGAATCGGTTGCAGGTAAAGCAGTTGCAGATAGTCCATCCCCAACTCGTATTGTTCCCCGAAGATGTGCCGTACCAAAGATTGGATATGCGATAAATCGCCCTCCTGCGGTCGGTGGTCTATCGGTTCGTAAAGGTTAAGGAACTTGCCGACCACGGAACGGTAGCCGATGTGTTCGGGTACGGTGCAGAAGCCGTCATACTTGGGAACGCTGCCGATGTAATCCTTGCCGTAATCCTGTCGCAGGGTCTCGTTGTTCCATGCGATACGTTTCCTCACGTACCCTCCGTTCAGTTTCGGTTGCTCCACAATCTTGTAGAGCGTTGTTCCGACACGGATAAATTCTTCCTTTGCCATGCCGCCATCCGATGGCGGTCTGTGGCTGTCTTGTTGTTCGATAGCTGACATAATCAAATGGTTTTAAGTTTGAAAATTACCAGCTGCAAAAATATAATCAATTATCGGATAGGTTGTTATGCAAAACACGGCAGAATGGTGACAAATAGCCCCCGAAACAAAAACTTTCAATGGTCTGGGACAGGAAACGGGTTGTGCAAACGGAAAAACTCCCGAAAAGCGAATGTCGGATTACGCTTTTCGGGAGAAAAAACCAGAGCGTCTGTCGTTCTGTCGTACTGACTTAATGAATTACTGACTTACCGAGTGAATTACGTCAGTCATTCAGCTACGAGAAGTATTCGGATTTGGATATACCGTTGGTATTCAGCGAGAAAAAGATGCTTGTTTTCTCTTTTCGCAGGTACAGTCTTTCAAGAACGGCATTGCGTACCCTTTCCGCTCCGAATGTGTCGATATGGAAAGCAAGGGTAACTATCGCTTCAAGGTTGTAAACCTCCATACAGCAATTATCGGATACCCGTATGCTTCGCCTTATCCCGTATTCCCTTAAAATTCCGCTCTTGCAAAGAGCCTTCAGCCCTGCACGGAATGTCGGGGCGGTTACTCCGAACAGGTCGCAAAGTTCCCATTCGCTCATGGCGGTTGCGCTAATGTCGGTCGGCAAGGTGATGTTGCCGTTGCCGTCCGTTGTGATGATGCTTCGTTTCATGGCTATGCTTGGTTATGGGGTTACACTTCCGAACGATGCGTTCAGCTTGTTGCCGAACATCGTTAGGTCATTGTCAAGTTTCTGCGTGGTTATCTTCGCATAGATTTGAGTCGTGACAATGTTCGTGTGTCCCAGCACACGGCTCACGCTTTCAATGGGCATTCCCTTGCTAAGAGCCAGTGTTCCAAACGTATGACGTGCGCAATGGTAGGAGATTTGCTTCTCTATTCCGCATTCCGCCATTACCTTTTTCAGTTGTTTGCACATCGTCCAATAGTTGATTTTCCCGAAAACCAGCTTGTCTTCCGACAGATACTTGTACCGTTCGATTATCTGCAAGGGAATATCAAGCAGCTTCACTTGGAACGGGACATTTGTCTTGTGCCGTTTCGACAATATCCATTTCTCACCGTTCACCTCCACTATTTCGTCCGTTGTGAGTTCTTTCATATCCACGAAAGACAAGGCGGTGAAGCAGGCGAAAATGAACAGATCCCGCACCAATGCGAGGGTGGGGTTGTCAAACTCGTGCGCCATGATTCTTTTGATTTCGTCCTCTGTCAGATATTCCCGTTCCTTAACATTCGGGCTGATATGGAACTGCGCAAACGGATTTCTCGGTATCAGTCCGTTATAGTGCGCACGCATGACCACGCCTTTCAGCCACATGCAGTTCAGCCAGATGGTGGCGTTTTTCAGTCCCCGTTCAGCCGTAAGATAAGCCGCAAACTCCTTGATGAAGTCGGGTGTAAGTTCCAGCATGGACATGTCCGTCCGTCTGTAGAATGACTTGATAAAGGCTGCGACATAGTTCCTTGCCCTTACCATTACCTTGTATGTGCCGATGCTGCGGTCTTTGCCGACACGTTTCAGGAAGTTGGCGCAATCCTTGTCAAAAGCCTTTATCAGTGTCTCATACTCGCTTCCTACCCCTTGGTAGGCATTGCGCACCATTTCCGCAGTTACGAAGGCTTCTCGGTCGGATATGCGCTGGTAGTGCTTGATGATTTGCGCCTTGATGTTGTCCAATGTCAGATTGATGTTCCGTGCTTCGGCGCTCTTGCCTTTGGCTCGGTTGCCCTTCGCATCCCAAAGGGTTTTCGGGATGGTCTGCTTGCAACTGAACTGCGCCACAGTACCGTTGATTGTCACTCGTCCCATGATGGGGACAATACCGTCTTTCTCCTTGCTGCCGTTCACGTAGAACAGCACTTTGAATGTACTTCTTGCCATACTCGTTTTTTGTTTGCAAAGTTAAATATCAACGAGTTAGACCTTGATACGCAAATCGGTGACAAACGGTGCAATAGCATCTCCCATATGTTAAATCTTACTCTTTCACGGGTAATGATTTGCAAACCATTCTTCTTCTTAAATCCGCTTTTCTTTGCGTTTTCCGATTTTTCGGCTTGTCATCATTTGACACCGTAACAACTCTGATATTAAGTTGCTTAGCGTCATTTCTCCCGTTTTTCGAGGTTATTCCAGAGATTTTTTGTTAGCTTGGCTCGTTTCCCATTGAATTCACCCTTGATAGTCAGATTCAGATGTTGTACACCTTGCATCCGGAAATATTCTTGTAAAATAATAGGAAGGGAATTTGTTATATTTTCATAATTCACTTTCACTTGTTGCCCCTGCATGGTAATGCTAAAAAGGAGTAATACACCTAATAGAAATCTTGTTTTCATTTTCATTATTTACTTTGAACTATAATTTTTATTTTTCCTATTACTTTCTGTTCGTCACGTTCCCGGCAAAGTGCCCGGTGTGTGCTTTCTCCTTATACATCTGAAGAGCTTTGATTTCGTTATGCAATCAGTCGTTTTCTTCTTAAAGTAACTGAAGGGTTTTGCCTGTTCTGTTGCCACGCTTTCTGCTTTGCCTTTTGCTTCTGTAGCCGGAAGCTATTTTGCTGTCTGTTCCTGGACTTCCTATAATAGTTGACGAATGGCTTCTGTTCTCTCATCGCTTGCTCTTCAGATTAAATTCTGTGCATTCAAAGTATTCCAAGGCGAACGAAACGAAGTCATTACAAAATATGCCGTTTACCTAGCAATATATTTCAAGTTGCTGGAAAGTATCTCCATCTATTGAAATAATTATCTTTCCCGGCTTCTTCTTTGGTTGAATGTCTTTTTTCATTGTCATATCGTATATTTTCTGAACAGAATATGCTTTATACTTCCTAAATATGCTGCAAATATAGCAAAACACATTTTCTCACTTTTATTTTTAGTGTATTTTTTTTATTGCCAAATATATATTCACTTACCGATGAACAAAGAATTTACATCCACTTCTGCGTCTTCCATCCCAAGCACCCTCTCGATATCTTTCAGTATTCTGGTATAATTGTCAGATATTTCCTTCTCCGTCCTGAACGCGACTACCGGCAGCGGTTCCTCCTCCAGTTCGAACAGCCTGAACTTCTTCCTGAAATGCCCTTTGATATTGGAACGGTTTCCCATTCCGATAAATTCCCCCGGTTCCAGTGAGGCGAAGTCCTTCGATTCATATATCTCTTCCTTCTGTGTGCTGATGGTCACGCTGGAATTACGGCCGCCACCGCTGCTGCCGGAACTGGTGGACTTCTTCTCCTTCTCGTATTTCCCGAAAAAGAGAGGGTAATATTTCAATGCCTCCACATCCTGTGTGCGGCCCAGGAAG